CCAGTAGCTGCACCAATAGCCATGCCAATCATTATCCCAGTAGGATCACACATGGTCTAACCTATGTTCAATCCAGATGGCCCTGTGGTTGTTGTAAACCCTGATTTCCCTGTAGTCTTCCTAGTAACCTTAGCTTTAGCCTTAGCTGCAGCAGGTTTTCCTTTAGCCCCAACCACATGTGCCGTCTTAGCAGGTGGACTTGGAGGTGGAGGAGGAGGAGGGGGCGGGGGAGGAGGGGGTGGAGGACTTCCACCCATACACATTAACACATTAAGTAACTGTAACACTATTATTATCTCCCATTAAAGCTTCTTCTTTAATTTCATCTTGTTTATCTTTTAACCACCTGACTACTTGTTGTTGACCTACTAACTGAGAGATCTCAGGTTCAGTTACCAATACTGACGGTAACCTATCTGGGAATATCTCACCTAGCTCTTTAAGTAGTCCATCAGTGATCACTATACCACCATATAATTCTCTACTTTGATACTTCATAATATTTATACTCCTAAAGACCCTATATTTACTTGTTGCAACAAGTTATTTTACTGGACACACCCCTTGGGCGCACTCATCGTCCTCCAATTCATGTATACCTACCGCTTTCTCCCAATCCACCTTGGAAAGCTGTGCAGAATACTCTTCATAGACTTCTTTACAGACAACTTGTTGGGGGAGGTACTCGTATCCTGCCTTTTCTTCATCAGACATACTGGGAAGAAAGCTAACCCCAACATAAGAAGACCAGTTAGATTTGAGCCAAGCAATAATATCTGGGACTTCATCTTCTTTATAAGAAACCGTAATCGAGCAATTTTGCTCAACGTAAGTATCCATAAGAAATTTGTAGCGAACCAATTGTTGTATTGCTCCTTCCATGTTGACATATCTATCTACCTCCTTTGAATTAATATCTTTATTAAACCTAATGTCTTCCCATATTACAGGAAATGTAACAATAACATTGTGTTCATCTACAGGATTAGGTATCACTCTGTATCCTGCTTCCCTTAACTTGGTAATCATTGGGTCATTAACACTAAAATTAACATTGTTAAATATATACTTTCCTTGAGGCTTATGACAACCCTCAGTAGTATCCATGATCTTACTCAGTGTGCCACTAGGTTTAATAGTAGTCACATTCTTAGGTCTTTGAGTACCTAACTCATCAGCCATAGAGTATGCACCATGCACAGCTATGTTCTTAAACTGCTTGTAGTCATACTCTGATAGGTCAGGTCTCCTAGCTATGCCTGTTAATCCTACACCACATAGTCTAAGATACTCATTATTCTCATGCCATGAAGACTGCAGGATACCATCCTTAAGGTTGACTAAGGTTTGTCTATAGTTAGCCCTAGCTATAAGGTATAATGCCCTGCTTAACCCATCACTATCATCTTTAAACTTACCTACATCTACCTCAGATAGATTACAAAAGCTCTTGTTACCTAGAAGAATCTCTGCACAAGGATTAACACCAGAGAACCAAGGTGCTCTCCTTCTAGCCTCAACTCCATTAATGATTCCAGGTTCTGAGCCTCCTGACTCTTTAATAATAGTAAAGAACTCTTCAAGTTCACTCTTCTCTGGCTCTCTCCAGAATACTACAGAGTTATTGGACTGACTTCTATGTGGGGTCTCAGTTAGGTTCTCTTTAGCTCTAGCAAATTGTTCCCACTCTGGATTATCATAATACATCAGCCCTATCTGTGCTGATCTTCTACTACTGAGGACAGTCCCTAACCAATTCATAATATCTAGGACATCCATTCTACTCAAGAGCTGTCCTGCTTTCTTGTTAAGGATCTGAACAATAGCTTGGTAAGCCTTAGCTAGAGGCTGATCACCTGAACTTATCCAACCGTATCCAGAGAGTCGTAACCCTGATGGTCTGAGGTTTGATAGATCGAGTACGAACTTTGTAGCTTTCCCTTTGAAAGCCAAAAGCTTACCGATACTTTTCGCCCAAGCCTCAGCGGAGTCTCCAACAACAACTGTCCAAGTCCCTGTATCTGCATCAAAGGACTCTCTGTTTGATTCTCTTCCTCCTTTATCAGTTCGCTTTGAATATTTAACTTCAACTTCTTTGATAGGCTGTGTGAACCCTGACAATGTTCCGACAACTGGAGTAAATCCGACTCCGCAGCCTTGAAGCAAGAGCCACAAACTGTCAACGATATCATGTATAGTCTCCACTTTTAAATGAGCACAATTAAATTGACTAGCTTCTCTAGTCTTGGCGATATCAGTACCGCCTAACCACAATGTTCTACCACTAACCAGAACCTTTCTACTAATCATTAACTCCCTTAACTCTACAAGCTCAATTATATCTGAAGCTCCTACCCTGTCCCACAACCAAGCTTGATGATGTATAACTCTATCAACTGTTTGCTCCCAAGTCTCAAACACTTCACCCTTCTCATCTAAGGGTCTACTGTAGGTACGTCTGGTAATAATTTCAGCTCTAACTGATGTCATACACACTCCTCTAGGACAGGCGGTTTATAATGTTTACCTTTGAGTACCTTACCGTGTTCATCTTTAGTAAAAGGAAACTTACTCATGTTAGATTTATGGACAAACTCATAAGCTTTATCAAAGTCTAACCCAAAAGATAATGCCGTTCCTTTTATAACATAGACAACATCACACATCTCTTTTAAAAAATCTTGCATCATAACATGTCGTTCTTGTTGATCTAAGTTTACTTCTAGATCTAGACCAACCTCAGCAAGCTCTTGAACTTCTTCAAATATTAATCGCATTCTCAGCTCAAGTAATTCTTTGCTGAACGGCTGGTCTATTGCAAGCTCCATTTTCTCATGGAACTCTTTAACTTTTTTCATTATAGTAAAACTCCTTCATCATTTCTAAACATTTAATGGCTTTGTTCAAGTCTTCTACACCATTCTTATCCTTGTGCCTGACCACATATTTAACTACACTACCTACATCCATACCTAATCCATTCTCTATTATAAAAGTCCAAGGGTCTATCTTATATTTAGCATAATAAGCTGGCCTTATATCTGTACTGCCTCCCATCCATTGATCATTCAGTTGCTTGGAGTCCATAATTTTATCTCCTCCTTTCTAAAGTCGTAGTCTTGAACCCTTAGTATCCTAGCCACCCTAGCTTGGGTAAGGGCTTCAAATTCATCCATCCCTGCCTTTGCGAATGCATTCTTAACTGTGTTCCACTTGACACCCTCTGATTTTAGTAGATCCGTAGCTCTCTTCTTACCAATCCCAGGACATCCCTTGTAGTTATCAACTGCATCTCCTGTTAATGTTTGATGATAGAAATAAAAGTCTGCTAACTCTTCGTCTATTTCCATCAACTCTTCTGAGTCCATGTTAAAGTATTCACATGGGATGGTCATCATATCTTTATCAATTGATATGATAATATTTCTATCATCTGTAGAGGTAGCAAGAACACCCAAGGCATCATCAGCCTCACAATTATCTAGGACATTAGAATTGTAAGTGAGCTTTAAATGTCTCTCCAGATGATTATACCCTAGAGGTTTCCTGCTACCTTTTCTGTTAGCTTTATATTCGGGGAAAATTTTTCGTCTAAAATTATTTGTCCTATCTGAAAAGCAAAGAATAACATGTTCTTTATTTGTTACTTCAAACTTTTCCTTCCAATATTCTACGGCACTTATAGCCTGTGCCTCAAGCTCTTTTGTATTAGTAGCATTAGTAATAATACCATCATCCCACTCTACTTCGTCTTGCACCGCCCAACAGGTTCGATATGTAAGTATATCTGCGTCTATTAATAATCTCGTATTGGTCATCTAAACCTCCTTCCTGAGCATGAATTTTATAATGACAGTTCTCACAAACATAAACACATTTTAGTATTTCTTTTATCACCTTAACTTTATTCTTATTACCTACCGATCCTAATACATTCATCTTTTTTTTAGATGAATCAACATGGTGAAAATTAAAAGACCTTGTTTCGTTTTTAAAGTTACATATTTCACAAGTATATTCTTTTAACCAACATAAGAAAGAAGCTCTAACTGAATTTGCATACTGATTATATTTTTTTCTATGTTCTTTTTGTTTATAAGGACTGTTTTTTAAAATAAAGTTAGTATCCCTTTCCCATATAGAAACTAATTCTTTTATAGTGTTAATGTGTTTCAGCCCATGTTTCTCCAATTTGTGCAGTTGCGGAAAGTGGGCAACCAAACTCAAAGAATTCTCCTGCTGATTGCACCGCATCCTTAGCATATTTGGCAATATTGTCTGCATATCTTTCTGTAACCTCAATCTGGAATTCATCATGTATGTTGGCAACAAACTCATAGTCTAACTCCTCTACAAAGCCTACAAATTTTAATCTACGATCTAGTATAACCAAAGCTTGTTTCATTAGTACTGCCCCTGCTGATTGTAGCAGAGTATTTAATGAGCTATGCTCTGATCTTATATGTAGCTTCCTTCCATCAAGACCCACAAGATACCCCCTTCTTCTATAAGTTTCTTTAACTTTATTTGTTAAATCATCTAATCCTGTTACATTCTTTAGAAATCTTTTCCTTGAAATAGATCCTGTCTTAGATCCCTTGCCAAGTATAGCCCCTAGCTTAGCATCTCCTGCCCCATAGATAAAAGCATAAAACCAAGTCTTTGCTGTATCTCTATCATTTATGTTGAGAGCTTTCATATTTAAAGTATGTATATCAGTACCCTCTTCTTTACT